AATAGACCATCTAGTTACGTCAGGAAGCTTACCCATGACAGATATCTCAGGAAGTACAGACTCTCATATATTTGCTAGCGGTATATCAGACGTCTTAAAGCGCATAATTCAGCCTCCCCTACCGCTGAGAGCTAGTGTCGCAGTTGGAACATCTCCAAATAAGAGACAGGATTCAACGTGGTATTGGGGTGTTAAGTTCATGCAGACGACAAGTGTTAGCAAGCCAAATACGATCTCACTTGTGAATAACACTGTAGCACAGCTCACAAAATTCTTCCCAAGCTACGGAGGAACAAATAGAGACTTTATGGTTGGAAATAATCCAGGAGCCGCAGACTCTGGTGGAACAGTATTAGATTGTGATAGATTCNATAACAACGTATTCACCTTAGAGAGGCTGACTGTTAGAACTGGATCTGATGAAAATGCTGATCCTAATGAGTGGGTTAGTGCATCATACACGAGAAATGGTGACATCACAGCTAACACAGCAAACAAGACAAGAGCATTTAAGGCGTCAGATCTGTCTGTTCAGGGAAATAGAACGTTTGGAAAGTACACATTCTTCCTCCAGGCAGGATTCGATGGCTTAAATATCTTTAATAAGGATGCATCTAAGCTACTTAATGCAGCTGCGAGACGCGAGATGGATGATTCCACAGCGCAAGGTGGAACAGCCGGTCCGGTAGTCTCAGCATATAGAAAGGCTCTTGACATCATGGGAACTAAGTCTGACGTCGATATAAAGCTCCTTGCAATTCCCGGACTAAGACACACGTCAGTGACGAACTACGCTATAGACACAGTTGAAAATAGGTTTGACGCGATGTATGTAATGGATATTGAGGAGAGAGACGAGATGAATTCAGTCATAACCTCCTCAGTTGGATCGTTTGCGAATGTCGCTCTAACCGTTGAGTCATTCAAGGGAAGAGCGCTAGATACATCATTCGCAGCAGCATACTTCCCAGATGTCATAATGACAGATCCTACAACAAAAACAAATGCTCAGTGTCCACCATCTGTAGCTGTGATGGGAGCCATGGCGCTTAATGATACCGTTGGATATCCATGGTTTGCACCTGCAGGATTTACGCGTGGTGCACTCAGCGATGTTCTCTTTGGTGACATACCTCTTAACAAGTCTAATTTGGACGACCTCTACGATGCAGATATCAATCCTATCACGTCGTTTCCTAATACAGGAGTGATGGTATTTGGACAAAAGACACTTCTTGCTGCAGCGTCTGCCCTTGACAGGGTTAATGTTAGAAGGCTTCTAATTGATATAAGAAGAAAGGTTAGAAACGTTGCTAATCTGATGCTATTCGAGCCCAACAGACAGGAGACTCTAGATAAATTTAGTGCTCTCGTCCAACCAATTCTTCAAAGTATACAAGAGAAGAGCGGTGTTGACAGGTTCAAGGTCGTAATCGATGCAACAACTACAACACAGGCAGATGTTGAGAATAACACCCTTAGAGGAAAGATCTTCCTGCAGCCCACAAGGACAGCAGAGTTCGTCGCTCTAGATTTCGTTCTCACAAATGCCGGAGATGCATTTGAGAATGCATAAAAAATATTGTAACACAATACTTATAGCTGAATAGTTATCTTTAGGAGAAAATAAATGGCTGAAACACTTTCCGTCACCGACATGCTTCCCAATAAGTTCGAACCGAAAAGGCAATTTCGGTGGATCTTTGCGATAGAGGGAATTGACGCATTCCTAATGAAGACGACAAATAGACCACAGATGACATTTCAGGTGTCGACCCTAAATTTCATCAATGCTAAGAGATATCTGGCGGGCAAGATGGAGTTTTCAACGTTAGGCCTCACACTCTACGATCCCATCGCACCATCTGGTGCTCAGCAGGTAATGGAGTGGATTAGAACCGCATACGAGTCTGTGTCAGGAAGAGCTGGTTACGCTGATTTCTACAAGAGAGACATCCAGTGTAAGCTTCTCGACCCAATTGGAACTGTTGTTGAGCTTTGGGACATAAAGGGAGCATTTATAACTGACGCCAACTTTAACGCATTAGATTATGGAAATGAGGAGACTCCTGTTGAGATCTCCCTTACACTACGTTATGATAACGCAGTCCTACAGTTCTAATCTGTCCTTAACATCTTAGATAATTTAAAAGGGCCTGGTTAATTCGGGCCCTTTTTATTTTACTTCTACGTCATTTTATATCATGATTATATGAATAGCAATTAGGAGATATAGTGTCTAGCAATGTCCCAATGGAAAATGTGATGAAGGAGACTTTTAACTGGGAGGTCCCAGTTGAGATAGTTCCCATCCCATCGGAAGGAATGGTTTATCCATCCAACAGCTCACTATACGGGAAGAAGACATTAGAGATCAAGGCTATGACAGCGCAAGAGGAGGACATCCTCGCCTCACGGGCCCTATTACTTCAAGGAACTGTGATAACACACCTAATCCAGTCATGTCTAATTGACAAGTCAGTAAATGTGAGGGATATGTTACTTGGAGATAGAAATGCTTTAATGGTCTCAGTTAGGATCACAGGATATGGTAGCATGTATTCTGCTGAGTCTGCGTGCCCAGAGTGTGATGAGAAAAGTAAACAAGATTATAGTCTCACAGATCTAGAGATTAAGAGACTAGAGATTAATCCAGTCAGGCCGGGAGAGAATCTATTCTCATTTACGCTTCCTATCACAAAGAAGACTGTTGAGTTTAAATTTCTAACAGGCGCAGATGAGGAGGAAAGGTCTCTAGTGATGGAGAGAAAGAAGAAGATGATGCCACACATGAAGGTCGATGGTGCCGTGACGTCAAAGCTTGAACAGATAATCATCTCTGTCGATGGAGTCTCTGATAGAAATAAGGTAAATAACTTCGTTAAGAATATGCCTGCTAGGGACTCAAGGTCACTACGGACCTACATCCAGAAGAATGAGCCTGGAATTGACATGTCAGTGTGGATGAAGTGTCCAAACTGTTCTGAGTCATCGAGAGTTTCACTTCCTATTGGAGGCAATTTTTTTTGGCCTGATGAGTAATTGGAGAGAGTCGTTCCTCGAGGAGGCGTTTCTTCTTCAATATCACCTCAATATGAGCTATTCTGACGTTCGAATGCTTCCTGTGACATATAGGAGGTGGTTTCTTGATAGGCTCACTAAAGAGTTCAATAATCAGGCAGAGGCTAGAAAGAAGGCTTCAAGCGAAAGATCAAGCAGGTCATCATTTACACAGGATCTCCCTATGGGAGAGTCCATGGAGAGATTAGCATCTAGGGAAAAGAAGTTCTAGGTGACTCTCATGTTCCTAATATGTATGTTATGAAGGATAACGATCTATGGCACCCAAAGATCCGACAAAAACCCAGGCTGATCTCACAAGAGAGATAGGTAGGAATCTAGAGGCTATCAACGCGCAGCTGAGCAATCAGCTGAAGATGCAGAACCTCATAAATCTATCGATAACTGGTCAGCTAGATAAGGCAAAGAGTGTTGGTGCCATAACTGAAAAAATGATTGAAGATGCTGGAATAACAGCAGTTGGAACGACAACATCTATTGTCGGACTCACCGCCGCCAACAACGATGCCGCAGCATCTCAAACAGAAATAGGAGTAGCAGCAGTCGATGCCGCCTCTGCTACGATGGCTGCGTGGGATGCAAACGCAGCGCTCATAAACGGTGTCATCTCAAGGCCCATAGCTGAGGAGCTTGACGTCATACAGCGGATGTATGGAGGTCTCTCAGGTCCTGGAGGCCCATTCGCATCTAGAAACGCTCTCTCGAAACAGCTCGTTGACACAACGATGGGTCTCAATCGTGAGATGACAGACATGGATGGGAAGTGGGCCAAGATATTCGGTAGAGACCCTAGAAGATCAATAGGTCAGCTCAACGAGGTCATGGGCGACTTTAATGAGATGATAACGGGCGACCAGGGAATGATCGACGGCCTTAAGATCGCAAGTGACTTCACTGAGGATCAGGTCATAGCGATGAAGTCGTATGCGAAGGCAGCCAACCTAGACATGGATGACGTTCAGAATGTCGTATCCCGCCAGATAAGTCGAACAGGGAAGGCTGGAACTGATATGCTGGCTGAGGTGGCTGTCTTCTCCAAGAAGCTAGCAAAGGCGACAGGCGACTCATCCAAGATGATATCACAGAATATCGTACAGATAATCGATGACACAGATAAGTTTGGAAATGTCACGGTCGCACAGGCAGCGAGGATAAGCGTCACACTGCGGCAGCTTGGACTTGGGTATGAGGACCTTGAGGGATCTGTTGGAAAGTTCCTCGACTTTGAAGGCGCTGCAGATAGCGTATCAAAGCTGACGACAGTGTTTGGAGTCCAGATGGACGCCATGGAGATGATGACCCTCGCAAACACAGACCAGGAGGAATTCCTTAGAAGGATGAGAGAGGACATGCTCTCAACAGGTAAGGCAGTTGATCAAATGACGCTTGCTGAGAAGAGGCTGATAAAGGAGGTTCTAGGCCTGCAGGATATCCAGTCAGTTGAGCGCCTACTAGATCCATCAGCTGCAATAACCCCCATGGAAGACCTAACGAATGTCACAAACGAGGGAATGGGCTCCATGGAGGAGAACATGGATCTCCTTAGGGAGGACATCCTTGATCTCGAAGGTGCCACGAGGTACACGTCAGAGATGATGGCAGCTCACATAAAGGAGAGCTTCCTAGCTCCCACACAGGAGAGTCTCATAGAG